ATTTGGTGGTGGAGATATAACAGCAACAGAAGGTTCTTTTGCAGAAGGTGGTTCTGTTAGAGGTGGTATGCCAATTACAGTAGGAGAACGAGGTAGAGAATTATTTGTACCAAATACAAATGGAACTATTGTACCTAATCACGACTTAAATCGTGGAATGAATATTACATTTAATATTCAAGCAAATGATGTTAGAGGTATTAAAGAATTATTAATTGATAATAGAGCAACCATAATTAACTTAGTTAATCAGGGTGCTAATCAAAAAGGAAAGTCTAACGTAATATGAGTGGCACATTCCCATCAAGTCCAGCACCAAGAGATGTAGCTATTAGTTCTAATCAAAACACTATTGTAACTACAACTGCTTCTGGCAGACGACAAGCAAGACAAATTGATGGACAGAAATTCAGATTAAGACTTAGATTCCCAGTTATGACTAGAAGTGAGTTTGCACCAATACTTGCTTTTATAATGAAACAAAGATCACAAATGGAATCATTCCAATATACTCCACCAACTGTTGATGATGCACTTGGTTCTGCGAGTACAACTATTTCACTAAATGGTGCTATTAGTGCTGGTGTTACTACTTGCTCAATAGATGGTATGGGAAACAATTTAACTGGTGTAATTAAAGCTGGAGACTTCTTTAGATTTACTGGTCAAGCAAAAGTTTATATGTGTGTAGCTGATGTTGATTCTAATGGTTCTGGTGCAGGAACATTAACTTTTGAACCACCATTAAGAGCAAACGTAGCTGACAATGCAGTAATCATTTATGACAATGTAGATTTTACAGTTGGACTTACAGGAGATATTCAAGAATTTACTATCGGTACAGAAAACTATTTCCAATACGAAATTGATTTAATAGAGGTACTGTAATGACAAGATCATTAACTGCTGGAGTAATTGCCGAGATAGCAACTAATAAACTTAATCCAGTTGAACTTATTTACTTAGGCATAAGCACAGGAACTTATTACACAGATCATTATAAAGATTTAACCTTTGACGGAAACACTTACACAGCTTCATCATTATTCTTAGGTAGTTCTGAAGTTCAAGAAAACGCAGACGTTGCAGTAAATACATTATCACTTAAATTCTCAGGTGCAGATACAACAATAATTTCTTTATTGCTAAACAACAACTACATGAACAAACCTGCAAAAGTTTATAGAGGTTTTTTAAATGATAGTCAGGCACTAATAGCTGACCCATTTCTTTTATTTGATGGAAGAATATCTAGCTTTACTTTAGAAGAAAATGAAACAACATCATCTGTTAATGTAATCATAGCTTCGCATTGGGCAGATTTTGAAAAGACTTCAGGAAGAAGAACTGCTGAAAACTCACAAAAGATATATTTCCCTAATGACAAAGGTATGGAGTTTGCAAGTAAGACAGCACAAAGAATTAAGTGGGGTTCAGCTTAATGAATGACTTATATAGAACAATACATTTATTTAGACAGTTTCCTAAGTACGATAAATTATCTTATGAATTTTTAGCTAAGATGGTTACTCCATCAATTAACTTAGACCAATATCAAATACACAGAATAGGAAATCAAGATATTGGATTTACTAATTGGGCATATCTAAGCGATAATGTTGAACAAAGATTTGTTTTAACTGGAAAGCTAAAAGACAATGAATGGAATTGTGGGAACAATATTTGGGTTATGAATGTATTGGCTAAAAGTAATTGCTTACAAATTATGAAATGGGTTAAGAATTATTTTAGAGATAAAATTGAAGTAGATGAATCTGTTAAATGGGTAAGACAAGATAATAACTTTCATATTTATAGAAAAGCAGAAAAGTTTAAAAGGGAGTTTCATATCTAATGGCTAAAGGTGCAATAGCAACAGCAATCATTCAGTTCGTTATAACTACTGCGATAAGTTATATTATATCGCCTAAACCAAAAGCACCTAGACAATCTTCACAAGACGAAGCCAAAGGAACATTAGTAAATAAAGATTCTAACAACAATCCTATTCCTATTGTTTATGGAAAAAGACAAGTAGGATTAACTAGAGTATTTGTTGAAAGTTCTGGTGCTGATAATCAATATCTTTATGTAGCAGGAGTATTATGCGAAGGTGGTGGTGCAGGTATTACTGCAATAGATGAAGTTTACGTTGATGACAAACTAGTAACATTTGATGGTTCATTAACAGATGGAACTATAAGAGGAGTATCTAGTGGAGATGCCAACTACTATAAAGGTGGCGAATCTTTAATATCTATTCAACCATTTTTTGGATTAGACAATCAATCAGCTTCTTCTTTACTTGATGAAACAACTAACTGGACATCAGATCATAAACTATCTGGTCTTGCTTATGTTGCTTTAAGGTTTAAATGGAATCAAGATGCTTTTAATGGTTTACCTGAAGTTAGAGTAACAGTTAGAGGTAAAAAGATTTATGACCCTAGATTAGATTCTACTAAAGGTGGTTCTGGTTCTCATAGACAAGACACAGCTTCTACTTGGGCTTATTCAGCTAACTCATCTTTAGTTCTTTTAGATTATTTAAGAAATAGCAGATATGGAAAAGGATTACCTAATGATGCTTTTGAAACTAACTACGATACATTTAAAACTTCTGCAAATACTTGCGATACACAAGTAACTCCTTATTCTGGTGCTACAAGCGATATTAACTTATTTGAAACAAATGCAGTTATAGATAGTGAGAAAAAGGTATTAGAGAATGTAAGAGAACTTTTAGTACCTATGAGAGCAATCTTTAATTACACACAAGGTAAATACAAAATCATCATTGAAGGTTCAGGAAGTTCACAATTACTATTAACTAAAGATAATGTTGTAAGCGAAGTTAAATTACAAGGTGAAAGCAAATCAGAAAAGTATAACCGAGTTATTGGAACATTTACAAACCCAGAAAAAGATTATCAATCAGATACAGTTTCTTTTCCACCATTTGATGATTCTGCATTACCAGTAGATGACCAACACGCAACAATGTTAAGTGATGATAACAATACTTTATTAGAAAGAAGCTTTGATATGTTGCAAGTAACTAGTCCATATCAGGCAGAAGAAATTTGCGAGAACATATTAAAAAGATCAAGAAACAATTTAAAAGCAGAAGTAACAGTTACATCAGAAGCACTTAATTTATCTATTGGAGATATAGTTACAGCTACATACGATACAGCAGGATTTAGTGCCAAGCCATTTAGAGTAATGTCTTTAGCTATTAATTCAGATTCAACAGTAACTCTTGGTTTAGAAGAACATCAAGATAACTTTTATACTTGGGAAGAAAAAGGCGAAGCACCTACAATAGCTGATACAATACTTCCTAATCCTTTTTCTGTTACAGCACCAGTATCAGTTACTTTAGATGACCAATTAATTGAATACTCAGACGGAGTTGTTATTACTGCTTTAGATGTAACGATTGGTGCATCACTAGATAATTTTGTAGATTACTACCAAGTAGAATACAAACTAAGCACAGATACAGATTATCTTATTGCTGGTCAGGTTACAGGATTGTTTCATAGAATATTAAACGTAGTAGATGGATTAATTTATAATGTAAGAGTAAAAGCATTTAATACTTTAGGAGTTGGTTCTACTTATACTTCTGCATCAAGAACTATTATAGGTGGCACAGCTTTACCAAGTGATGTTGAGGATTTTGCTTGTAACATTGTTGGTCAAGACGCACATTTATCTTGGAAACAAATACCAGATTTAGATTTAGCTTATTATGCTATTCGTTTTTCAACAGCAACAACTGGTGCTACTTGGATTAACTCAGTTACATTAGTTGAAAAGGTTGCAAGACCAGCGACATCAATTACTGTTCCAGCAAGAGTAGGTTCATATCTTATAAAGGCAGTAGATAAAGCTGGTAACTTATCTATTAATGAAGCAATTATATCTACAAGTTTATTAGCAGTTGGTAACTTTAATGCAGTTACAACACAAACTGAATCGCCAACATTTACAGGAAGTAAAACTAATTTAACTTTATCTGGTGGAGAATTAAGACTTACATCTTTAGCAAGTGAAGGTGTTTATTTATTTTCTGCACCAATAGATTTAGGTGGAACATTTACTTCAAGAATAACTGCTACAATTACACAATATGCAGAAGACCCTACTGATTTATTTGATAGTGGTAGAGGATTTACACTTTTTGATGATGCAACAGGTTCATTTGACGGAAACGCACCAGCATTTACTAATTCACATTTAGAAATTGCTACATCTGCTGACAATATAACTTATACTTCATTTAGAAATTTTGTGGTTGGAGATTACACAGCTAGATATTATAAATTTAAAATGAGATTAACTTCTTTAGATGGAGTTTCTACTCCAGTTATTACAGCATTATCAGTTACAGTGGATATGCCAGATAGAATATTTAGTGGTAATGATATTACTTCAGGAACAGGAACTTACTCAGTTACCTTTACTTTACCATTCTATTCTGCTAATTATGCAGTTGGTATTACAGCACAGGGTATGGCAACTGGAGATTTTTTTGAATTAACAAGTAAAACTACTTCAGGATTTTCCGTAGCTTTTAAAAATAGTTCTGGTACTGGAATATCAAAAACATTTGATTATATAGCTAAAGGTTACTAGATAGATTATGGCACAACACGATTACATTATTTCTAATGCTACATTCCCAGCAGTAAGAACAGACATTAATAATGCACTATCAGCAATTCAAACAACAAATTCAGGAACATCAAGACCAACAGGTGCAGTAGCTGGTCAGCTTTGGTTAGATACAACTTCTGCAACTACACCTACATTAAAATATTATGATGGTGCTGACGATATATCTTTAGCAACTATTGACCATGTAGGTAACACAGTAAATTGGTTAGATTCAACAGTATCAATTACTGGACTATCTACAACTGCTACTGGTACAGTTTTAACACTTTCAGATTCAGCAAACACAACAACAGTAAATTTAATTATAGACAACCAAAAAGAAATTCGTTTTAGAGAAACAACAGCTAATGGAACAAACTATGTTGCATTAAAAGCACCAGCTAGTGTTAGTGCTGATTTAACTTTTACATTACCTGCAACTGATGGGACTGCTGGTCAAGCCATTATTACTAATGGTTCAGGAGTTCTTTCATTCGCAACTACTTCTGCTGATGGAACTGCTGATTGGGACACGTCTGTTAAAACAACAGGATTTACTGCAACAGCTAATAAAGGATATTTTTGTAACACAACTTCTGCAGGATTTACAGTAACATTACCTTCAACTCCAAGTGCTGGAGATGAAGTTATAATTTTAGATTATGCAGGAACTTTTGATACCAATGCACTAGTTATTTCTCCTAATGGAAATAAAATTGAAGGCGGAACTAATAACTTACAATTATCTGGTGAACGAGAAGGTGTAAGATTAGTTTATATAGATGCAACACAAGGTTGGTTATCTTATTCAGGAATTAACGAAGGAACAGATGCTTTATCACCAGTACCTTATTCGGTAGATTTTTTAGTAGTAGCTGGAGGGGGTGGTGGAGGTAATCAATATGGAGGTGGTGGTGGTGCAGGGGGATATAGAACTTCAACTCAAACAGTAGCTTCAGGAATAGCAATTACAGTTACAGTTGGAGATGGTGGTGCAGGAAACACGAATGGTTCAGATTCTTCAATTTCAGGTTCAGGTTTAACAACTATTACTTCTGCTGGAGGAGGATCAGGTATTGCTAATGCTGCTGGTGCTTCAGGAGGTTCAGGAGGTGGTGGAGGAGTTCCTGCCTCAGGAACAACTGCTGCAGGTTCAGGAAACACTCCAAGTACATCTCCTTCACAAGGAAACAATGGTGGAGGTGGAGGAAGATTAGGTGGCGGTGGTGGTGGAGGTGCAAATGCAGTAGGTGCAACTTTTTCAGGTAATAATGGTGGTAATGGTGGTGCTGGTACAGCTTCTTCAATTACTGGTTCTTCAGTAACAAGAGCAGGTGGTGGTGGAGGTATAGGTTGGACAATCGCTGGAACAGGAGGTGCTGGTGGTGGAGGTAATGGTGGACAATTAAATACTACCGCAGGAGCTAATGGAACTGTTAATACTGGAGGAGGAGGAGGAGGAGGAAGTGATGTTGCTCCAGCTTTAGGAGGTAGTGGTGGAAAAGGAGTTGTTATATTAAGTATGCCTGATGCAAGTTATTCAGGAATAACAACTGGTTCTCCAACTGTTGCTACAGGAGTTTCAGGAAAAACAGTTTTAACATTTAATGGTACAGGGAGTTACACAACATAATGGCTAGTTTTGCAAAAATAGGATTAAATAATAAAGTTATACAAGTTCTTTCTGTTAATAATGAAGTATTAAAAGATTCTAATGGAATTGAACAAGAAGTTAATGGAATTGACTTTTTAACTAAACTTACTGGTTGGGCTATTTGGAAACAAACATCTTATAATACTTATGGTGGAGTTCATAATAACAACGGAACACCTTTAAGAAAAAACCATGCAGGAATAGGTTATACTTATGATGAAACAAGAGATGCTTTTATAGCACCTAAACCTTTTAACTCTTGGATATTAAACGAAGATACTTGTTTGTGGGAAGCACCAGTTGCTATGCCAATAGATGACAATAGATATATTTGGAACGAACAAACTTTATCTTGGGATATAATAGAATAATTTAAAAGGAAGGAAAATGTCAAAAGTAATAAAACTAGAAAACAAAAAAATTACTAAATTAAAACTAGAGAATAAATCTGATAAATTTGTAGGATTTACTAATGTTGCTGATAATCCTGATTTTAAAGGAAAAGCTATCTACTTAAACATTAATAATATAACATCTATTTTTAGTACAAACAAAAATACAACAATACTTCATAATGGTACTACTGGTTGGGAAGTTTTAGAAACATTAGACGAAGTAATTAAAAAAATATGATAACATTTATACTTGGAACTATCTTAGGAGTTTATTTGGGTTGGAAATACGAGTTAGCTATAAACGACTTTATAGAATCAATTAAAATACATTTAAATATTAAGTAGTCTTGATTTTTGTTGCAACGCAACATATATATCCTAAAACTAAATAGGAGAAAAAATGTTTACATTTAAACTACCGACATACGAAGAATTAAAACAAAACTACGAAACATACTTAAAAGATGTTCAGAAGTTTTATAAAGACTGGTATTCGGACATACAAAAGACTTTTAACAAATAACTTTATTAAAACACAATAGTTTGATAAACACACTGCATAATATTAATTGCATTTACAAACTTTGGATTGGTGGGTGTGTCTTGCTAAAGTCTTGCAAATGCTTAAACGACAATGGCAAGAACTCACAACGAAGAATTAATCAGTCTAAAGGGACATATAACAGGAATCCGTAGAGAAATTAAAATACTAGGTACTTCAGTTTATAAGCTGGAAAAAAGATTAGAAAAACTATTCTGGTCTATCTTTATTGCTCTTGGAACTTTAAGCATGGCACTATTAACTTTATTCCTTGCCAAGTAAAACGAATACAACTAGTAGTTAGTTATGGACACAAGAAGGATTCTGGTTATATCAGATTTGCATTTGCCTTATCATAGGCAAGATTCTTTTGATTTTCTAAAAGCATTAAAGAAGGAATACAAACCTACATTCGTAATGTCTATTGGTGATTTACTAGACCACCATGCACTTAGCTTCCACGATTCAAACCCTGATTTGTTTTCTGCTGGACATGAACTTGTTAAAGCAAAAGATTATGTAAAAGAACTTGAATCAATATTTCCTGAACTTATAGAAATAGATTCTAACCATTCATCAATGGTTTATAGACGTGCATTAAAACATGGTATGCCTAGAGCATATCTAAAAGAGTATGGAGAGTTCTTAGGAACTAAGAAATGGAAGTGGGCAGATGATTTGACTATTACCTTACCAAATAAACAAAGATGCTTATTCACTCATGGTCGTTCTGCTGACGTTTTAAAAGTATCACAAACAAATGGAATGAATTGTGTGCAGGGACATTTTCATACTAAGTTTAAAATAGAATACTGGGCTAATCCTGATAATCTTTTTTGGGGTATGCAAGTAGGTTGTTTAATAGATCAAAAGTCTTTAGCTTTTGAATATGCTAAGAATTTTAAAACTAGATTTATAATTGGAACTGGTTTAATAATAGATTCACAACCCAAGTTAGCACCTTGTGTTTTAAATAGAGATGGCAAATGGATAGGCAAGTTAGTTTAAAAGAATTACTGTTTTCAGAAACAGCAACAAGACTTGGAATAGACAATACTCCAACAGACCAAATCTTAATTAACTTACAAACTTTAATTTACGAAGTTATAACTCCAATCATAAATCAATTTGGCGACATAAAAATAACTTCTGGCTATCGTTCTCCTGCATTATGCAAAGCCATAGGAAGTTCTTTAACTAGCCAACATACTCTTGGTCAAGCTGTTGATTGTGAGGTTCTAGGAGTACCTAATAAAGAACTAGCTGACTGGGTTGTTAATCATTTAGAATTTGACCAATGTATTTTAGAATTTTGGAAACCAGAAGAAATCAATTCAGGTTGGGTTCATATCTCTTACAATAAATCAGGAAATAGAAAAATGTATTTACGTGCCTTTAAAGCTAATAACAGAACTGTGTACGAGGTGTTATGAAACCATCAGATAAGCAAATAGGTGGAGATCATTACAAAGATATGAAAATATCTGTATCTGAATATGTTTATGCCAATCAAATAGACTGGTATGCTGGTAATGCTATTAAATATTTAAGTAGATATAATAAGAAAAACAAAGACTTATCTAAGCAAATAGAAGATCTTAATAAAAGCATACATTATATTCAACTTTTAATTGAGAAAATAAGCAAGTAAATACAAGCTTGTTATTACAACATTAAATCACCTCTAAAATGCCATTTAAACTGCATTAGAACGCATTAGACGAGTTTTATACACATAAATTGATGGATTTAAATTTTAATGATTGATTATATAAAAAATGCGTTTAAATAGGAAATAATGAAAATAGATAGAGAAATCAAGGTTATTGAATGTATTTATTGTAATGATATTGCTGGTTGTAGGCATCATTATAAGGAAAGTGTAGCTAATTCAGGCAGAAAAAGAGGTTATGCTAAAGAAGATGTTTTGCCAACCTGCAAAGAATGTAATGCTTTATTAAGTTCAAGAAACCCAGAATATCCTGATTGCTGTTTGTTTTTATATAATCAAATAAAAGATAGACATAAAAAAATATTAAATCAACCTAATTGGGATAAAGACGATTTAGAAGAAATGAGTCCAAGATTTAGAAGAAACATTTTAGCTACAATAAAACAAAGAGATATTCATAAAAAAAGGTTAGAAAATCTTATAATTAATTATGAAACATATCCAACATACGAAGATTTAAGGAATATATTAGATATTTAGATTGTTTAATTAATTTCAAAAATATAAAGTAGAACAAATAACGAACATTTAATTTTATGTCAAACTACGTAGTAACTACAATAGACCCAGATTTTACCCCAGAATGTCATACTGTTGGTAATACATCTGCACAGTCATCAG